ACATTATGGTTAAAACAGTACAACCAGTTTAGCCGTACAGAAGAAAAAGAAGTTGAAGCCTTTAAAGCCTTAACTAAATTGATCTGCGCCCAAACAACACGGCATACAGAAATCAAAGCAGATATAAAAGAAAAAGTAATGGTTGCAACAATCGACTTAAACAAGATGAACGAGGATGACCGTAGAGCAATATTGGCAGCCGAAGAAGCTTACACCCGAGCAGAGAATAATACAGGCACACAATAACTTATCTTACTTTGCCCGGTATATGGGCTATCAACAGACTGCCCGCTTTCACGATGAAATATACTTTTTTCTACAACCAGAAAACAACCCCGAACATTTTAGTCCCTTACAATGGCATCCAAAAGCACAAAAACAATTCCACCTAGAAGCCCCACGAAAACATGCAAAAAGTGAATGTATCTCAATTAACTATGTTTCATGGCTAATCGGAAACTACCCAGATATACGCATCCTCATAGTTTCCAAAACCGCAGACCTCGCAGAATCCACAGTAGCCGCAATAAAAAGACGCATCGAAAGCGACCAAAAATACATAAATATATTCGGTAATCTAAAACCTAAAAACCCCCAAAAATGGACCGACAGCGAATTCTTTGTAGAACGTAAAACAATAAGCAAATTTCCAACCATACGCGGCGTCGGTTTACTCGGTGCAAACACAGGATATGGTTATGACCTCATAATACCTGACGACGTAATAGATGAGGAAAACGTAAGAACAATTAACCAAATACAGAAAGCCAGTCAATGGTTTTTCGAGGTATTGCTAACCACTCTTTTTCCATGGGGCGCGACACTTGCATTAGGCACACGTTGGCATTATGCCGATCTCTACAGTGAATTAATCACGCCAATATCCCAGGGCGGTAAAGCGTGGCCCTATAAAATCTATAAGGCGATAGAGCAATTTCCAGACCCTGAAAAAGGAATACCTGCTAAAGTATTATGGCCTGAAGTTTGGTCTTATGAAGCTTTAATGCGGAAAAAAGATCAAATCGGAAGTATCTTCTTTAATTGCCAATACCAAAACGACCCAACAAGCATGGAAGGTAGCTTACTAAAATCTGCATGGCTACATAGTTGGGATGAAACAAACACCGATTCACTTGGAAGATCAAACTATAAACCGCCTAACTTTGATAATATGCGCCACTACTTTGGCGTAGACCCCTCATTGGGGGAAAACGATTATTTCGGTATTGCAGTTTTAGCTTATGACCCAGTAAAAAATCAGGGGTACCTCCGCGAGGTTTGGGCTGAACATCTTGATTTACCCACAATTATAAAAACAGTTTTTGCTCAAAAAGTACAACTCTACAAACCATTAAAAATTTATATGGAAGCCAACTTTTGGCAAAAACTCTTAAACAAACTGCCCGAACTCCAAGGCTACCCTATAACACCCATTAATACGGTGAAGAATAAGGAAGAACGCTTTATTCCTATGAGTAGCCACTTTGAAAGCAAACGGGTCTTAGTCAATCCATTGTTATTGAATAAGAGTGAGTTTTGGACGCAGTGGGTACAGTTCCCCCGCGGGCAACATGACGACGCCGTGGACTGTGTGGAAATGGTTGTTTCAAAAGTTGTTGGTGCAGGTCCGAAGGCTAATCCAAGTTTCAAACTATACTAAACAGGAACATCACATTTATGCCTCAAGTTAAAGGATTCAAAGTCACCCGAGACGGCGGCTTAATCATTCATAAGGATATTGTAGCTGTAGCTAAAGACCAATCCGCACAGATTCCACAAACAGACACGGTTTATGGTGCTGGCTTCGGCGACTCAATCACCGATACAGACCGCGCAGTCATGGCGTCACGTGAACCTATCTGCCACTTCTTAACCTTCATAGTCTCAGCAGACATGATTGATAAATGGTTCACCATCGACGACCCCGACACCGAAGAAGCCGACCCCGCATTAGACCGCACAGTACAAACAGAATTCAGCAAACTACACTTCAAGAAACAGTTGCGGAAAGCGGTTGAATCTGCGCGGGTTTATGGACGCGCTCTGTTAGTGGGCGGCTTCAACGATGCAAAAACCGTAGCAGACTTAGCCAAACCCAAAGCATTAAACGCGGAACTCCTACAACTCGCCGTTTACCCCGAAACCTACATGCAACAGAAAGTAAAAGAATTCACCGTGCAAGCAGTAGATGTTAACCCCGTTAGCCCCAGATATGGGCAGCCCGAGTACTATAAACTAACCCGGCAGAGTCTTAATGAGGCGGGGCAATCCGTTATGGATACCTTCACAATCCACTGGACAAGGGTGTGTGAAATCGGCGATGGTACAAGCGTCTTAGATAAGATTTGGGATGATATGACTTGTGGACGTAACATTCGTTGGGGTGCGGCTCAGTATATGTTCCGTGTAGGAGGTGTATTTCCAGTTCTAAGTTTTCCTGCGGGTACAACAGCGGCAGAACTTGAAGCATGGGGAGCAAGCGGCGCATTCACCAATCTTATGAGCCGAACCTACATACTTTTAGCTCAGAATCATGCGCAAGAAAACGATGGCATGACCTTCGAATTCAAAGGCGCTGCTGGTTCAACTCTTGACCCCTCACCGTTCTATCTCCAAAATATTCAGCAAATCGCTATCGCTACAGGATACCCCCAAGCCAAACTAATCGGAGCACAAGCAGGCGCGGTTACAGGCAGCGAAGTTAACCAGCAAGAATACTACAAAGCCATAAGCCGCGATCAAGAAGCCTATTGTGAAGACCCCATCCGCTGGGTTATCAGTTGCTTAAGTAATTCGGGGCAGATTAAACTTATATCCACAGCAACAGACAAGAAATCTAACTCTAATCAACTTAAGCATCTTAAAAACTTGCTTAAACGTGCGTTAAAGCGTGATTACCGCCACAAAGTTACAGAAGACTACACTATAACATGGAATAGTGCGTTTGAGCTTTCAGAAAAAGACATGGCGCAAATGGAAGAAATATATGCCCGTGCTAATCAAGCAAGATTAGAGTATATGTCTATTGATGAGGTGAGAGCTGAAAGAAAAGACGGTCCAGCTCTTGATCCGTTGCCTAATGGTGCGGGTGAATGGAAGGATGCGCCCGAGTTTGGCGGCGAAGAATTCTTAGTGCAATCTAAACAGAAGATGGGTAAAGCAAATGCAAAACCTAACACAGAAGAGAAGCCAACAGATAATCCAGACGATAAGAGCAGTTCAAGCAGTAATTGACAAAAGCTGGATACCTGAAGAATTAAGGGGCACCCGCTATTTTAGCATGGAAGACCTCTGGATATATATCCCCCACTATGACGAGAAACTCTGTGAAGAATGCGGTGCTTTCGCATTAGGCATACCCTTCATACCTGGCAATCAATTAAGAAGCAGTTTTCCCTATATGGAGATTATTTCAGAGAACGTGATAAGGGCTTATGTGCATCCGAATTGCCGCTGTGAACTCATACGGGAAGGCACCGAGTCACCTAAAGATGTTTTAACTAAGGAAGAAGCGAAAAAAGCGTTTATCA